AGAAAGGATTAAAAGTTAAACGAAAAAAGCCTTTAGATGCTCAAGTGTCGAGAAACTCTTTAGCCTTCTTACTTGGTAGAAGTATATCGAAAAAAGGATTTAAGGGAACTGGATTTGTGGATGAAGGAATACAAGGAATAGAAAAAGACTTAGAGAGAGATTTATTAGAGGCAGTTGGTAGAGAAATAGAAGTACAATTAACAGTCAAATAAATGGCAGTAACAATAAAACAAGAGCCAGTAGGATACAGACCAGCGTATAACCCTGACTTTTATGTAGTAAGTTCAAATAAGGTAACGGAGGCAAACTTTCAATACGTTTGTGATGTTTACGTTAATGGTAATTACATTACAAGAGAAAAGACTTTCCCGCACCCTACTAATAACTACGGTTTATTTGAGCCTAAGAGAATAGTAGAGAACTATGTTAGTAAAGACTTTGATTTGTCAAATACGCCTTTTAAACAGAACGCAAATAGCTATTGTACATTTCAGTTAAGGTTTGGCGAAGAGTTCGGGGCGAGTTCAAGCGGTACTATTATTTATCCAAACCAAGCATTAAGCACAACGATGTTTACTTGGAATAGCGTGTACGATTATAACCACTATGTAAGCTATGATGAAACATTGCATATCCTAAATGGCTCAGATAAAGAGTTTTTAACTAATGCACCAGATGGATTAAAGTTTCAATCAACCGATAAGAATTATCTATACGGTATAACTACAACGAGTGGAGATATTTATTTCTTAAACATTACCACGTTTGATAGTTCGGGAGCGCAAATAGATAGTTACAAGTTAGAGAATCCTTATCAATCAGTATCATCAAATAACGATAAGTTTTTTAAGGTAGGAGTAGGTGTTGCTAATCTAAACGCTTTAAGTGCTGGCGACTTTTATTATAGTGAGTTTGGTAACTTTCCAGTAATAGGAAGTAACGTAGCAAGGTACAATGTACAAACAAGTAAATGGGATGGAACGGTAACGAGTGAAACAAAAACATATTATGTTCAAGATATTTGCACTAAGACAGAAACGGTTAGGCTATTCTTTTTGAATAAGTTGGGCGGTTATGATGGATTTACATTTAAGAATAAGACAAAGATTAATGCAGATATAAAAAGAAGCAACTTTAAACAACAACAAGGTAGCTGGAGTGGTAGTGCCTTTGCTTTTGGATTAGCAGATAGAGCAGATACGCAATACGATACTAATATTAAAGATACGGTAACGGTTGTAAGTGATTGGGTAACTGAGGATGAAGGAGCATGGTTAGAAGAGTTGTTTACAAGCCCTGATGTTTATATGCAATTAAGTTCTAATACTTACACGCCAGTAAACTTAACAGCAAGCACATTTGAAACTAAACAAACCGCAATAGCTAAGTTAATCAACTTTACAGTAGAGTTTACTTATTCATACAATAGATATAGACAAAGGTTTTAATGAGGACACGAATAGAATTAGGGAGTAGTGGAGATATAGAGTTATTTGAGGACATAAGTACACCTCTTACATTCTCTATTGCAGATATTAGAACACCCGAAACCCGACAAGGTTCTTTTAGTAAAACGATTACAATACCTGGCACTAAACAGAACAATAAACTGTTAGGGCATATCTTTGATATTAACGTAGGGGATTGTACTTTTAACCCTAAGTTAAAAACACCAGCAAGGCTATACATAAACGATGTACCACAGCTAACTGGCTTTATGCAGTTACTAAAGATTAAGAAGTTAGATAATTTTAAAATCGAGTATGAGGTTGCATTGTTTGGTAAGAACTCTAATATCTTTATTGATATTGGAGATGACTTATTGACTGACTTAGACTATTCAGAGTTAAACCACCAATATACAAGGGATGAACAATCTACAAGCTGGGGTACAACTTATACAAATGGTTATGTATATCCTTTAATTGATTACGGTTTTGATTCAGATATTAATAGCTACGATGTAGAGCATTTATTCCCAGCTACTTATTTAAGAACTTATATTGATAAGATATTTGCAGGCGTTGGGTACACTTACCAAAGTACATTCTTTGATAGTGCTTTCTTTAAGAAGTTAATCATTCCAGCAACAGGAACAAAGATTGGTTTAAGTTCGGCACAGATTGATGCAAGGATATTTAATGCTTATGCTTTATTGCTTTATTCTTACGCGGGTAATAGTCCAGCAACAACGATAACTATTAATGCAGAAACGAACGACCCTAGCAATCAATTTAACATAGGTACGTCTACTTTTACTTGTGCTAATGCAGGCTATTACAACTTATATTGTTCAACTAATTATTATTTATATGGTACTGGCGCAACAACTTATCCTGCAAGTCCAACTAAGACTGTTATACAATTTCGAAAGAATGGCACGACTGTAATAGCTGGTAATAATAGTGTATTAGGATTTTATCCAACGGTTGCAGGAGATGTAAGTAGCACAGAGAATATTTATTTAGGTGCTGGCAATATTTACTTAGATGCTGGAGATACTATCACTTGTGAAGTTTATTCTACTCCTGATGGAACAGCAAATGCAGTACCTCACAATATTAGACTTGTTGATGTAGTATTTGAGAATAGCGTAGTAAATAGCGGGTTAGTAAGTGGCAATGATTTAGATTATAACCAAGCTATACCACAGAACATAAAACAAAAGGACTTATTAAGTTCGGTAATTAAAGCTTTCAATCTTTACATTGATGTAGATAATAACAACGATAAGAAGTTATTAATCGAAACAAGGGACGATTTTTACAGTAGCGGAACTATTCAAGATTGGAGTCATAAACTTGATGTATCACAGAATATTGAGTACACGCCATTAGGGGATTTAGATTTTAGAAAGTTTAGATACTCATATAAAAAAGATACCGATAAATACAATAAGCAGTACGAAGATAATTGGAAAGAAGTTTATGGGGAGCTGGTTTATGATAACGGCAACGAGTTCTTAACAAGCGAGAATAAAACAGAGTTAATATTCAGCCCTACTCCGTTATGTGATGATGTAAGTAGTAATAGAGTGGTAAGTAGAATTTGGGATGTACAAAGCAACGGAACGATAAAACCTAAAGCATTTAACATACGATTACTTTATTATGGAGGGTTAAAGAGTACTAATGTAGATTGGATTCATACCGAGAGAGGTGGAACGGATGTAGTTAATAGTACTTATCCTTTTGCTGGACACGTAGATAGTCCAACTTCGCCTACATTAGATTTAAACTTCGGAGTGCCGAGAGAGATTTATTATAGAGCGAGTACATACACAGCTAATAATTTATTCAACACTTATTACTCAAAGTTTATAAATGAGATAACGGATAAGGATAGCAAGATAGTAACTGCTTACTTTCACTTAACGCCATTAGACATACTTACGCTTGATTTTAGGAATGAATTTTATTTTGATAACCAAAGATTCAGACTTAATAAGATATACGACTACAACCCAATTGTAAACGAATTAACTAAATGTGAGTTTATTAAATTAAAGCAAGCGAGTAGATATGTGGCACAAACAGCACATAACATAAACGGTTACGGTGTAAGTAGTGGAGATATCCAGTTTAACCCGTCGTTTGGATTCGATGTAGTAAGAGCCGATGGTAGTAATAGTTCAAGCACTCCAATAGGTAATGATAATACTTATGGGAATGGTGGTCGTAACGTGTTGGTTAACGGTAACGATAATTACATACACGATTATAGTACTAACATAACATTGCTTGGAAGTAGTGGAGATATTATAAGTAGTGGCTTAGAGAATGTTACTTTAATAAATACTAATAACGTAGAGATAAGTAGTGGGGATATTGTTTTGATTAACAATGTACCGTTACCAAGTATAGTGCCTTTATACGCTCCTATTAAGACTATTACACAGTCAAGTTATAACATATTAGTAACTGATAGTACCTTATTGGTTGATGCAAGTGCAAACAATGTAACTATTAACTTAGTATTTAATGCAGCGTTTGAACAATATGCAACAGCTTGGGTGCATTATGATTTAAACGGTACACAAGTTACATTCTTTTTTACTAAGATTCTAAATATTAAAAAGATAGATAGTAGTGGGAATACGGTAACAATAGACCCCGATGGAAGTGCTACAATTGATGGACAATTAACACAAACCTTAACAAGTCAGTTTGATAATATTACAATACAATACGATGGTACTAACTGGCACATATTATAACAATGACATACTTTAAAGATATAAACGTACAATATTTAGACAGCGCAAACCTTGACGCTTTTGCAAGATTAAGAACGTCTAATCCCGAAACGATATTTGATAGTAAACAACTATCAGATAAGCAGGCTTTATTTTGGGATGACCAGTTGGTAAGTGGTGCTGGTGGAGCAAGTACATACAATGCTAATCAAGCGAGTACTACTTTATCAGTTGCAAATTTAACTGCTGGTAAACGTGTGCGACAAACATTTAGACGCTTTAATTATCAAGCTGGTAAATCACAATTATTTATTCAGACTGGTATTTTTGGAACTGCTGCAACTGGAATAAAAAGAAAAATAGGCTTATTTGATAATAAGAATGGGTTGTTCTTTGACCAGCTAAGTACTGGAATTGGTGTTACAATCAGAACATTTACAAGTGGTTCTGCTGTTGATACAAGGGTGGCACAATCTAGCTGGAACTTAGATAAGATGGATGGTACTGGTAAAAGTAGTATTAACTTAGACTTTAGTAAGTGTCAAATTATGTTTGCTGACTTTGAATGGCTAGGTGTTGGTAGGGTTCGTTTTGGATTCTTTGTAGATGGTAAGCCATATTATTGCCACGAAGTATTAAACGCAAATAATACTACTTTAGTTTATATGAGTAGTCCAAACTTACCTTTAAGATATGAAATAGAAAACGATGGTACTGGTGGCGTTGCGAGCTTAACACATATTTGCTCAACAGTAATAAGCGAGGGTGGAGTAAAAGAAACTGGATATGGATTTGGGATAAGTAGAGGGGTTGCTCCATTAGTTACATTAAACAATACAAGCATTTATCCTTTGTTTGCAATGCGATTAAATAGCAACTATTTAGCATCTACAATTAAGATTCTAAATTTTGGCATTAATTGTACGTCAACAGCTACTTATAATTGGTATTTGCTTTTAAATCCTACTGTAACTGGTACGGCTTTGTCTTTTACTCAGATAACAAATAGTTCAATAGATGCTCAAATAAACACAACCAATGCAACTACTGTAAGCGGTGGAACAGTTTTATTAAGTGGTACAGCATCACAAACAAATGAAGCTGGTATTAATATAGTAAATGCTACTGACTTTGGAATGGGTAGTACTATTGCTGGTGTAAGTGATGTAGTAGTATTGGCTGTTCAAAGAGCAACAGGAACAACAGAAACCTTTTACGGTGCATTAAATTGGAGGGAACAGAAGTAATATGGCAAATATAGTAGTAACAAGCAATAGCGATTTATACGATAAATTAATAGCATTGATAGCATAATGGCAAAAAAGGAATTAGCATTTGAAGCGAGTGTAGATATTGGCAATGGTGCTAAGTCTATTAAAACGCTAAAGCAAGATTACAAAGAGGCGCAACAAGAGTTAAATGGTTTAACCGTTGGTACTCAAGAGTATATTAAGCAGTTAGAAAAACTTGGAGGTATTAAGGATTCTATTGGCGACCTTAATGCTGAGATAGCAGCGTTTAACCCTGAGGGTAAAGTAGCAGCGTTTGGTAATGTTATTGGAGGTTTAGCAAGCGGATTCCAAGCAGCACAAGGAGCAGCAGCATTATTTGGAGCAGAAGGCGAAGAACTACAAAAAACTTTATTAAAGGTTCAAGCAGCAAGTGCTTTTGCAGATGGCATAAAGGGTATTGCAGGATTAAAAGACCAGTTTGTAGTTTTAGGAAATGTAATTAAGGCTAATCCGATATTATTGATAGCAACTATTATTGTAGGGATAGGTACTGCTTTGTTTGCTTTAAAAGATAAGATAGGAATAGTAGGCGATGCGTTCGATGCAATTGGAGATGCAATTGGATGGGTAACGGATAAGATTAAAGAGTTTACCGATTGGATAGGGCTTTCTACTTTTGCAGTTGAAGAACAATCCGAAAAGGTTATTAATGCAGCTAAAGCACAACAAGAAGCATTATCACAAAGATATGACGATGAAATAGCATTAGCAAAGGCGGCAGGTAAGAACACCGAAGAACTTGAAAAGAAAAAGCAAGTAGCAATTTTAGAGAGTGCTAAAACTCAAATTGAAGCATTAAAGAGTGTAGCTGCTGCAAATGGAGAGTGGACAGATGAGCAAATAGAACAACTAAAAGTATTAGGTAAGTCTATACACGATGCCTCAATGGCTATTAAATTATCAAACGAAGAAGCGAGAGCAGACGAACTTGGTAAGGTAGTAGAATTTAATAAAAAGAAAGAAGCGGAAGAAGAAGCACACCAAAAGCACTTAAACGATATAAGGAAACTTTGGAACGAATCTTATGAGGCTGCAAGAGAGGCTGCATACTTTGAGAAAGTAGAAAAAGATAGGGCGCAAGAGTTAGCAGACCAAACAATAACAAACGATACTTTATTTGCAGGGGAGCAAGAGCAACAACAAAATTTTGATGCCTACTTTACAGAGTTACACAAACTAACTGAGCAAGAGAGATATGCCTTTTCAATGGAGATTGCGCAAGCCTCTGCAAATAGTATGCAGGCTTTATCCGATGCCGTATTTGCTATTAAGTTGGGTAACTTAGAAAAAGGCTCAAGGGCTGAATTAGAAACGGCAAAAAAACAGTTTAAAATTAACAAGGCTTTAGCAATTACACAAACTGTTATATCTACTATTATGGGTATAACAAATGCTTTGTCGGCTCAATCAGTAGTGCCCGAACCATTCGGAACTATTTTAAAAGTTGCAAATGCGGTTGCCGTTGGTATTGCTGGAACTGCTAATACTGCCAAGATTGCATCACAACAATTTAATAGTGGTGGAGGCGGTGGAGGTGTAACGGCTGCTAATATTTCAAGTGCTGGCGGTGGTGTAAATATAGCGCCTCCTAGCACTGGTAGCACTTTGTTAAATTCAGACGGTACGATTAAGAAACAAGGCACAAGCTCACAGCCAATGGTTAAAGCTTATGTAACGGAAACTGATATAAGCAGTACTCAAAAAAGAGTAAACAGCATTGAAGAGAAATCACAAATTAAATAGCACACTATCACTAAATAAATATATAATAGTATGGAAAAGGTATTACCAATTTATAGGCTAACTATAAAAGATGAAGATGATAAAATGGGAGTAAACTACGTTGCTCTTGTTGACGAACCAGCGATACAAACTAACTGGCTTGCATTTAACGGACAAATGAAGTTCGCAATGGATAAGGAGCGTAAAATTATTACTGGTGCTTTGATGTTAGCCGACTTACCAATATACCGTAGAAGCGAAAAGATGGGCGAGTTTTACGTTGTGTTTGATAAATTCCAAATCGAAAAGATAGTGCAACGGTTTATGAAAAACGGTTTTACCGATAACGTAAACAAGATGCACGATGCTAAACAAACAGTTGATGGAGTTTATATGTACGAATCGTTTATTGTAGATTCTCAGAGAGGTATTAGACCTCCAGTAGGCTTTGAAGATGCGCCTGAGGGGAGTTGGTTCGGTAGTTACAAAGTAGATAATGAAGACGTATGGAATAACTTTATTAAGACTGGCGAATTTAAAGGATTTAGCGTAGAGGGTGTTTTCGATTTAGTACCTGAGGGAGATGCAAAGGAAAAGGATATAATGAAACAGATAGTAGATATTATAGCCTCTATAACTGAATAAGTTGCACACTACTAATAAAAGTATATATAATTATAAATAACTTATAAAAATGAACATTAACGAAGCACTTGATAAATTGAAAGGTATCGTAGAAAAATTTAGCGGTACAGAGCAAAAGTTTAAAGATGTTAAACTTAACGATGGTACTACTATCGTTTCTTATGATGGAGATATGCCAGCACAAGGTATGCCATTATTTGTTGTTACACCTGAGGGCAGAATACCAGCACCAGACGGAGAACACGTAACCGAAGATGGAACTACAATTGTAGTTATTGGTGGTTTAATTGCAGAGGTTAAAGAAGCCGAAGTGGAAACCGAAGAAGGAGCAGCACCAGTAGAAACGCCAGCAGCAGCACCAGTTGAGTCAGCAGCAGCACCAAAAAGAGTAATCAAATCACAAGTTGAAGAACACGTTTTCTCTTTAGAGATTGAAGGTGTAGAGCCTATTTCAGTTGATTTCAGTTCTATGTTTACAGCATTTAACGAAAAGTTTGCAGCACTTGAAAAAGAAAACACAGAGTTAAAAGCTGAGTTTGCAAAAGCAGCAGAGTTTAAAACTGAGGTTATTAAGTTAGTATCTGAAATTGGCGACCAGCCAGCAGCAGAAGCAACAGACAAAGAAGTAAACAAGTTCAAAAAGAAAATGTCTTTAAAAGAAGCACAAGAGCAATTTAGAAACGCATTAAAATAAATATTAATTAAAAACACATTTAAAACATGTCAGGATTTACAAACAGTTCTTTAACGGACTACGTTGAAGAAAACAAAGGCGACCTTATCCTTGAAGCGGTAATTGGCGCACCAACATTGGCTTACCCTATTGATATTATTCAAGGGATTAAATCAAGTCAAGCATTTAACTTTTTAGCTGTTACAGCACCGTTCCAAACTGGAACTACTTGTGCGTTTAACAGTTCAGGAGATGTTACATTTACTCAGTCTACAATTTCTGTAACAGATGTAAAAGTACAAAATCAATTTTGCCCTAAAACACTTGAGAGTAAATATACTCAAAAGTTTTTACGCCCAGGCGCACACCAAGAAGAATTACCAGTTGGTAAATACATTACTGACCAAGTAAACTTATTGATTAAAGCGCAAATGGAGCAAGCATTATGGCAAGGTGATACTGCTTTAACTAACTTACCTAACTTGAAAATTTTTGATGGTTGGTTGAAGAAAATTGATGCAGGTTCTCCAGTAATCGCAACAGCAACAGCAGACGTTACAACTGGTAACATTATTAGTATCATTGATAATATGTACACATTGTTAGGTACTAACTTACCAGCTATTATGAGCCGTCCAGACTTAGTATTAGTAATGGGTAAAGATACTTTCCAATTGTTAGTATTGGCATTGCGTAACTTAAACTACTTCCATATTGACGTAAATCAGTCTTTACAATCTTGGGAATTAAACTTCCCTACATACGGATTGAAAGTAATCGGAGTAGATGGTTTGTCAAACATTGCAGGTACTCAAGCAACTAAGAAAGACCGTATGGTATTGACTTATTGGGATAACTTAGTATTTG